CTGGCCTACACGCTGCCTTTAAAGCGTGCGACCAACCTCGATCGGACTTTAACCGTCGGGGTCGCCTAGTCTCCGCATTGACCGCAACCTAGCTGCGTCCTGTCTTTCCCACTGGATTATTAAGGAATGGTGTTGGATCCTTCAATATCTCTTTTAACAGAGATTGAGAGATAGGGAACTCGCAAGATCATTCACGATCTTCGTGTTCCGCTACTCTCTTGAAGAATTCCTCACCAACTCCCATAATCCGTGGAGATAGCAGGGCTGTATCTGCGAAGGGGTCTAGCATTGGAACAGCTGTACGAGGTTTATCAAATTTCTTTGATATCTCCTCCATCAACTGTCAACCGGTTAAACCGGCTCTGCCAGCCTCTTCCAGGTCAAAGCTCAGGACAGGTTGTTTTGCTACCATCTCCTCGATTGCATCCTGATACCTCTTAAGGATATAATCCTTAATGAGAGTAACTTGATGCGTTCAAAGAGAATCAGGTTCAAAACCAACCTTAGGTTCCCAGGTATAGAACCTGGTTAATGCTAAGGAAAGTTTATCCACTGTCCGTCAATAGTCTTCCAAATCACTATAATAGTGTTGGATATCTATTGTACGCAGTAGCGATACAACTTTCGCCGAAGAGAGCGTACTGTCTAATCTAATTTTAGAAGACAGTCCCTCCTCGGAAGGAACTAGACCAAAAGGTCCGAGAATTGCGTTCGTCAACGCCCGGGTTTTCCGAATGGAAACCCCTGGAATCGACGAGAACAATTTCCGGACACCTTCCTCCTCCAGCACCTGACCCTTATTTAGCAAGTCTACGATCAGGGATAAAATCCCTACCGGAGTCTTACTAGCTAAGACCAAGTTCTTAGGACCAATAGGTGAGAGGTTGACTTGACCTTTTACCAACATCTTAGCAAACTCGAAAGTATCGAGTGAAACTAAAGATTTGGAAAGATTAATATCAACCCCCAACTCTTGGGTCATCAAGGCATGATATGCCTTGGCGACTGCAGTGTTTGCAATGACAATATCATCTCCTAACAGGGCATAATCCGTAAAGTGGGTAATACCCACCCTGGATGCTGCCAACTGTACAAGGACATGATGCGTCAAAGCTAACATCCCTCAGGAGCTTAACGCTCCCATGGGTTGTCCCACTGCATACCTAACACTTACGTCCTGGTCAATATAACGACCAGAGCGCTGAGTGTGGAGGAGGGTCCAGTCTCTATCGACCATGATATGATATCATGACGTAGAGAACTCCCTACCAAATAAACACGAGAGTAAATCCCGTTGTACCTGAATAGGGAGCCTGTCCGTAGCTGCTGATAGATCATACGAATATATGGTCTGACCGGTGATATGACCCATCAGGAGCTTCTGTTGAAGCCTTCTGATAGGTCCAGACTGATCAAACGTCCCATCCATAGGTAATCGTCGAAGTAAATCGAAGATCCACTTATGGAGGGGCGCAAGAAAAGACTGTGTCACCACGTCAGCCATAGCAAATATCCGTACTTTCCCAGCACCTTCCTCCTTCAATGCCAACCTTCCCAAATAGGTCGTCTTCTCTCGGTAGCGAATTATATCGCCCGGTTTCTGTCACTTATAAGAGGATATAACCTCATCATAAGGACGAAGACCATCCGATCAGAAGGACCCATTTGAAAATGGGAAGAGTAGCAAGAATAACTCTTTACCCCCTTTAAAATAGAGGGCTAGAGTCTTCAGGTGTTGTATCAAATCAGGTTGCCTAGATCAGGCGACTAGATCATCTACAATACCCAGAAGGGAAGAAGGATTGTTGGGCCCTGCCGAACCGGACAAATGAAGTTTCACTTCTCCGAGAGCACGTTTGGGATCATTCCCAATCTGTCTCAGTCAGAGAAGCGAACGCTCCAGGGCTCATGAAGGAATACGATCATCCAATCCTTTAAAAGGATCAGTGATAGTATTCAACTTTAGAACCCCGGGGCACTTTATTACCCGGTTCAAAGACAGGATTGCAAGGACCAACCGGATGGCCCCTGGATCCCCGACCCGTAAACGGGTACGTAGGACACCAGGGATAATCCGAGGAAGCCCTCCAACTAGAGAGACAGGAAGATCGTTGCTACGATCCACTATCTCTCCTGCAACAAAATGTTGCACTACCCTTAAACTTTCTTTCATATACATAACGGTAAATTTATTACCATTACGCTCTGAAAGAGAGAATAAGCGGTAGCGAAACAGTTGTGCAGGGTGACGGTCCTCACGGAGACATCAGCATAGAAGTCTAACAATGTGGAAGAACGGCCCTGAGAAGGTCGTTCTACCCACATTTCGGACTTTTAGAGTGGATAAACTTAATTTTCTCATATTAATAATTTCTAAAATTATTAGTAGGGAAAACCATAGGTATGTCCCCTCGCCGGCTACACAGAGGCTAACACCTCCCCCATGTAGTTGCTACATCTGCTCTAAGAGCATGACAGCACGCCTGGGGCTCGTGGCAGGACCTTATCAGTGCACCGGGTCTAACTCCCCCACTTACCGCCATAATGGCGGCAAAATGACCTATCCCTTAGGGAAGCTCAGCCTGGGAATCAAGTTCCTCGTCCGAGCAAACTAAGGGCGACGCAAGGCATATACCCTAGAGTGAGCGTAAGGTTTTATCCTTACCTCTACTCCCAGGAGCCATTTCGTCGTCAACATAGGACAATAAGTGGAGGGCACTCAAGTGAATTTGAGTAGGACAGTCACCTTCCTGTTAAACATCAGAGGAAAGCATGCTTAAGATTCACATCTTAGCCGCTTTTCTTCACGGGACTTCCCGCTGATGCAAAGAAGGATCGGGTCCCTTGGACCCGGGTCTTACCGAT